CTCTTTGCTAAGTATTTTTCCTTGGTGGCACCAACATTTATCCGTTGGGAGAGCATAACAAGTTTAGGAAAACACTATTATGAAACGCAATTCAAAGAACAGATTAGCATTTATTGCTTCTCAAGATCTCGAATTAACGAAACATATGTGTGTAATCAAATACTGGTTAAAGTATGAAACTGAGATAGATCTCTATGTTGAGAGACATGGCTCAGCCCATGCTCTTAAAGTGTATAAAGAAAATTACTTATTTCTGCGTAATTATCTTCTACAAATTAAAACCCTCCCTTTATCGTTTTGTAAGGTAGATAGATGTGGTATTCCAAAACCCTTGTGGTTATTAAGACCACTCATAAAAGGGGATTTGAAAGAACAACGTCTAGCCCTAACTATAGCAAGGACCTATGAGAAAACAAGACTTCCAATTGAAATAAATACAGAGCCACTTGAGAGGCAGACATTTAATACTTATGCTGCTTCAGAGGTGAATCTTAAATTTAGATCATGGATGAATATCTTCTTCAAAAGGTATCCTTGGTATAAAGGGACCTTACAACCACAATCGGGCCTGGACATAAGATTGATGAATACGCGAGCAAAAGGTCCAAATGGACCGGCTGTCGCAACATCACATCTAGATGCAAGGGCCGTTCTCAGTTCACCAGTTCTACACAAAAGTGTAACTGAAATGAACAAAAATCTGAACCAAGAGTGGATAACAAATATGTTAAACCTTCATGGTTCATTTGAGAGAAATAACATTGTATATCATACCGGTAGATTAGGATTTTCATCCGAACCTGGTGGTAAGACAAGAATGTTTGCGATTGGTGATTACTGGTCACAACTATCACTTAGAATTATACAAAAATCATTGTATAACACCTTAAAGACAATAAGTACGGATTGCACAAAAGATCATGAAGCAGGTTTTAAAACACTGCTTCAGAAATCAAAAGGGCATCCTACTTACTGTTTTGACCTCACAAGTGCAACCGATCTAGCACCTGCAAGAATGCAGATGCATAGAATGGAACATTTGGGAGGGAAAGGTTTAAGTGAAAGTTGGATATCAGTAATGACGAATAGGGACTTTTATATACCCGCAGAGAAACGAAATGTTAGGTGGAAAACAGGACAGCCTTTAGGCTTACTGTCTTCTTTCCCTTCTTTCGCCCTCTGGCACCATGATATTGTCCAATATGCTAATTTTATAGCCTATGGAAAATATAAATTCTTCAAGAAGTATATACTACTTGGAGATGACATAGTGATATGGGATACAAAAGTAGCTGATGCGTACCTAGGGATTTTGAAAGAGTTAGACCAAGAGGTCAACCTTTCTAAATCCATACTGGGCACAAAAGATATGTCCCAAATAGAGTTTACCAAAAGGTTAGCTCTAAAGGGAAAAGAAATGAGCTCGATTAAGCAC